TGAATGATGATATATTTAGCTCTTGGTAAATCGCTGCTGTCATTTTTGTATTCATACATATCAATCATTCCGTTAAAGTATCCGTCTTTGTAGTCATCAGCAGCTAATTTTAATTTTTTGACCGCTTCTAAATCTTGATCTTTTTTGTAACGAACATTAACACTACTACCTCCAGAGAAATGTTCACTTCTACATGATGATAATTCAACACCATATTTTTTGGCTAATTGTCTGATAGCTCTAGCCACTTGAGCCGCTTCGCTTTGCTTCTTCATTTTGTTACCTCCGTTTTTTTGATAAAGCATCTATTATAGATATAGCTATGAATGCTATAATGTCAAGTCCTATCAGGAATAAAAAATTTTTTTCCATTCTCCATGGTGATTTCTTTTACTTTTACTTTTTTTAATTTAAGTAAACCTAACTGGCTGCGGCTTAATCTTTTACCACCATTCAGCCTGGTAAATCCTCCAGGCTTTAGGTATTCACCATCTTTATTTTGATATACGATCATTATTATTTTATCTCCTTTAAAACTGTTTTTCCGTTTTCGTCTATTTCGTAAGTTTTAATACTAATTATTGGATCTGGTTTGTTATTGTAAATTACCTGGCTCTTTTTCTTTTTTAACTCTCTTTCTTCTTGTGCTAGTCTTTCAATCTCAGCTCTTAATAATTTTCTGACTCTTACATCTGCGGATCTATTTAATCTCATTTGCAAAGTAATAATTTTTTTATTGTAATTTTTCATTATGCTACCTCCTTAAATTTATTCATCATCTTAGCAGCTTCCTGGACTAAGTTTTTAAATGGGTTTGGTTTTCTTTTGTTCCCGAACTCTCCCCAAAGCTGGTTATATTTTACCCAGCTGCTGCTCCAGTAACCAAACATTTCAAATTTATACCTGGCTAAACTGTCGATAGCCTTGTCGTAGGCTTCATTCATTTTTTGTTCTAAAATATCGTTTTTATCCATTAAGCTCCTCCTAACGCTTCTGCTATTTGTTGTCGTAAGTGATCTATTACTAATTCTTCTTGATAGATTTTCATACCTAGTTCATTTAGATTGTCACCATCTTTACAATGTTTTTTTGATCTCTCTACCCGCCTTATTTGTACATTTCTATACAATCCATCCTCGATCATTCTTACATCTTTCTCGTCTAGCTGCAGAACTTTATCTTTGATTATTAATTGCATTAAGCCACCTCCTTTTTTAATTTTTTGTAAGGATCTTTGTTAAAGACAAAATCGTTTGCCTCTGCAACATCCATGACCATCGCATCTAATGGATAGACTTGCTGTTCTTTTCTTCCAAATTCGAAGAACTCACGATCAACAATGTTGAACTCCTGGTCAATCCAGTAGACTCCGTTGTCATAGTTATCACAGTCTAATCTCTCGACTATATCAACACCGACACTCAAACCACCAGGAAAGTAGTTACAGATTATTTGAACCAATCTAGCGACTCCGTAGCTGCCGCCTCTGATTTCCTGATCTTTGGCATACTGTAAAAAACCTTCTACGCTATCTCTGCCGCCATTCCAGTGTAAGTAAATACCGACAGATTTTTTATCTTTTTTACCATCTTTTACAAATGCAAGTACTGCTCTATTTCCCATTTTTGTTACCTCCGTTTTTATTTTTATTTATCATCTATTATGAATATAGCGATTGATGCTATAGTGTCAATACCCTGGGTAAAAAAAATATAAAAAAAGTTGAAATAAAATAATTAATATAGATATTTATGCTATGAAATTAGAACAATACAGAGTTAAAAACAATTTAACATTCGGAAAACTGGCTGATTTGCTGGGTTTTTCAGATCATTCCAATCCCGCTAGGTTAGTTCAGCGATGGTGTCAAGGTTACATTCCATCATCAACAAATATAAAAAAAATTGTGAGTGCTACCAATGGACAAGTTAAAGCAGCTGATTTCTTCCAAGAGTAATCCTGATCTATTAATCTTTAAATGGAAAGATCCACAAGAAGCTCCGCCAGGCTGGGAGGAATTTGAGCAAAGTTTTATAGGACTTGCCAAGTGTTTCAGTGTTGGTTGGGTTATTGCTGAAGATCAAGAATGCTATGTTTTAGCAGCTGATTTGATTGTTAATGAAAAGGATGAAATTACAGACACCGGGAGGCGGCAAAGTATTTATAAAGGAAAATTAAACATATTCTGGAGGGTAAAATTTAACATTTATGATAAAAAAATGGAAATTACTAAAAATCGTAAACCAATCAAAGCAGTTAAATGATGCAGCCAGGCGGGTAATGTTCTTCCTATTGGATAGAGCTAATAACAAAACGGGTAAACTGTTTCCCAGTCATGCTAGGTTAGCTGATGATACTGGACTACACGCCAGGAGCGTTACAAGGGGTATCAATGATCTGATTAAACATGGTTTTTTAAAGAAATTAAAGAGAGGTTATACAGGCAGAGCTACTGAGTATGAAATTATTTATGATGTAACAGTAGACAGATTTGTCCAAAGTAGTAGACAGATTTGTCCAAACCAGGCGACAGATTTGTCTGACCAATTAACTAATGAATTAACTAATGAATTAACTAATAAGGAACACAAGCCAGATATGTCTACCACTAACAAGAAAGATGAAGTAAAAAATATATTACATAATCTCACTAAGAATTTTAAGATTGAATATAGAAATGTTGCTGATGGGAATAAAAAGAAATATTTAGATCCAGAAAGTATTAGACAACGAATGGTACAAAAGACTGGAGATTACAAAGCATCATTTAAATGGAAAGAAATGTATCTCAATCCTAAAACAAGTGAAGAAGCATGGAAATATGCTGTTCATTTGGGTATAGTGAAGGAATTTAAGAAGAAAAGATAATGGTTGGTAGACCAAGTAAAAAAATATACTGTGAAGCTAAAAGAAAATATGATGGGAAACAGTGCCAGGCTAAAGGTATTCTTTGTAGAAATGGAAGATACATTTGTCGGTATCATGGTGGACTATCAAACGGAGCTACGACAGAGGAAGGAAAGTTAAAGGCATATAGAAACCTATTGCCATTTAAAAACAAAACAGATGAAGAAATCAAAAAGCACATTAGACAAAATACTCCAAAAGCTAGAGCTTGGTGAAACTTTAGTTTCTATTTGTCGTGAGAAAGATATGCCAGGTCAATCCACTGTTAATACCTGGATGAGAGAAGATGAGAAGTTTAGAACAAAGATACTTGATGCGAGAAGGATGGGAGCGATGGTCTGGTTGGATAAGTGCCAGGAGCTGCTCGATCAAGAGGTAGAGCCACAGAAGGTACAATGGTATAGAGAGAAGCTGCATCATGCTAGATGGTTAGTGTCTAAACTGGTAAATGTTTTCGGAGATAAGCAGACAGTTGTTAATGAGGGAGAGCCAGTTATCCAGGTTGTTTGGAAGGAAGATCCCAGCACAGCAGATAAACAGGCGGATCTCGCACACACGACAAGAAGTTCTGAGGATAATGAGAAAACACAGCACTAGATATAGTAGTCAAGAATGTCGCAGTGCTAAAACCATTGAAAAATATAGCGGTGTTTATCCTCTAATATAAGTTATGCAACAAATAGATAAAAAAACTCAGAAATAATGAACAAAATACGAACAAAAAATTTTTTGATACCCCAAAATTGTGGGGTGCGTCTGAGTATATATAATACATGGGAGTTCAAGACACTTGGACAAAGATAGTTACATTACCGCAAAAGTAATCATTAACAACAAAACAAAAGAAGTATCTATTGTTATTGGTAAATTTGACGATGAACAAGCTATGTTAAAAGCAGCAAGAGAACTATGTGAACACCTGGCTATAGACTTTAGTGACGAGCTACTAGCCTTACAGGAAACCATCCATTGAAAACAATAGAGATACCTTATACCCCTAGACCACAACAGAAAGAACTACACAGTAAATTATCTAAGTATAGATTCGCTGTAATCGTCATGCACAGACGAGGTGGTAAAACTGTTATGTCTATCAACCACTTGATTAAATCGGCTCTCACGAGCAAAAAAAAGGCATTTAGAGGTGCATTCTTTGCTCCTACTAGAGTCCAAGCTAAATTGATTGCCTGGGATTATTTAAAACATTATTCAAGAAAGATACCTGGGATGAAGTTTAATGAAACAGAATTAAGAGCTGACTTCCCTACAGGAGCGAGAATATCTTTGTTTGGTAGTGAAAATCCAGACTCTGCTCGTGGTCAATACTTTGATGAGATCTTTTGCGATGAGTATGCTCAGATGGATGAAAGATTATTTCCAGAGATCTTACGACCAGCTGTTGCTGACCGCCTAGGAAATATTTACTTTATCGGAACTCCGCAAGGAATGAATAGTTTTTATGATTTGTATGAGAAAGCTAAAGGAGATGCAGCCTGGCTAACAGTTATTCATAAAGCGAGTGAAACAAACCTCGTACCTAAAGAAGAATTAGAAGAAGCAAGGAAACTGATGACCGAGGATCAGTATCAACAGGAATTTGAATGTTCCTGGACAGCCAATGTAAGCGGTGCGGTTTATGGTAAAATTATTGATAAGATGGAAGAAAAGAAACAAATTGGCAAGTTTCCCTTTGATCCTGGCTACCCTGTAGATGTTTATTTTGATTTAGGAATATCAGATGATACCAGTTTATTATTTATCCAGCCTGTCGATAGAGCAGTTATTGTATTTGATTGTTATAGTAATAATAACAAAAGCCTGGATCACTATGCAGACTATATCCGACAAACAGGCTACCCTATTAGAAATTTTGTATTCCCACACGATATAGATCACAGAGAGATGTCTACTGGACATTCCAGAAAAGAGTATGCCTATAGTATGGGAATGCGACCTATCCGAGTCTGTCCAAAACTGCCGATTGAAGATGGCATCCATGCTGGACAACTCTTGCTAAATCGCACATATATTGATAGAGATAACTGTAAACCTTTCTTGGATGCGATGAGATGGTATCATCGTAAGTGGTTAGATAAATTAAAAACTTATTCGAAACCGATCCATGACTGGTCAAGTCACTATTGCGATGCCTGGCGAACAGCCGCTGTTGCAATCAGAGATTTGGACTTTAACAACAACGCTCCTGTGCAGAGATTTGCAGAGGGGTTAAACTACGATCCTTTAGGGAGGGATTGATTATGGGATTTTTAAGACCAAAGACACCAGCTCCGCCACCACCTCCAGCTCCGCTGCCAGAAGTACCAGCAGCTACCGCTGCAGAGTTACCCGCAGAGTCTACAGAAATGATTAAACAAACAATGAAGAAAAAAAGAGCTGGGTACACCAAAACTATTTTAACTTCTAAAAAAGGCGTGGAAGAAGATCCACAAATTTATAAGAAAACTTTATTAGGCGGTTAAGATGGGATCAGAAGCAGCAACTAAATCAAGAGAAACAAAAAGAGCAGCCACCACTCAGGAACTAATGTCAAACATTATGACGGGTGGAGAGATCTCTAAAAAGAGAGAAGCTGAATTAGCCAAAGCCGCAGATGCGGGGAGAGGTATTCAGTTTATAGAAGGATCACCAAAGGTAAAAGGTTTAACACAAAAAGATGGAAAACCAGTTTTTAGAACTGGAGCTACAGCAGCAGATTACACAGGAAGAATAGCTGCGTCTGCACCAACATTTGGAGAGATGATGGGTGATATGAGTAGAGCGGTTTTTGGAGGTAAGGCAAAAGATCCAGAATATTTAAGAAGTGGAATTAGTTCTGCTCCAGGCACGACCACTAAAGACTATATGCAGTACACTCCTAAACCAAGAGAGCAAAAAGGAATTATCCCAACAATGATGAGCAAAGGTGGTTTAGTAGGGATGGCGATGAGTTCTATCTTAGGTAAAGAAGATCTCATGAAAGAAACACCAGCAGAAAAAAGAAGAAGAATTTATGAAAAGGGTGTCAAAGATTATTCCACACTACTAGGTGGACAAAGAAATCAGAAAGGTGGATTAATTAAATAATGCATGGCAAGGATTTAAAAAGCCAGTTCAGTCAATTAAAAACGAAAAGACAAAACTGGGAAAGTCATTGGCAAGAAGTCGCTGACTATTGTTTACCTAGACGAGCTGATGTCACTACCACCAGATCTAGGGGTGATAAAAGAACTGAGAGAATTTTTGATGGCACAGCTTTACATAGTCTAGAACTACTAGCTTCCTCCCTACATGGAATGCTGACCAATGCCGCTACTCCCTGGTTCTCAATGAGATTTAAAGATGAGATGATCTCTGGCGTAGAACAAAACAAAGAATGGTTAGAGTCATGTACTGATACCATGTATATGGCATTAGATAGATCTAACTTCCAACAAGAGATCCATGAATTATATACAGACATGGTAGCCTTTGGCACTGGCTGTATGATGATTGAAGAAGATGAAAAAGATTTTATAAGATTTTCAACCAGGCACATTAAAGAAATCTACATCCAAGAAAACAATAAAGGAAAAGTAGATACTATTCATCGTGAGTTAAAGATGTCTGCTAGAGCTGCGTACCAGCAGTTTGGAGATAAGTTACCAAAAAGAATAATGAAGATTGTTCAAACAGCTCCGCATGATGATGTCACGATTTATCACTGTGTAAAACCAAACGATGATTTAAATCCTTATAAGATGGATAATAAATCAATGGAGTTTAGTTCTGTCTATTATGATGAAGATGGAACAATTATTTCCATGTCTGGTTTTAGAGAGTTCCCTTTTGTTGTACCAAGATGGTTAAAATCCAGTAATGAGATTTATGGTAGATCACCATCCATGACAGCTCTTGCTGATATTAAGATGATTAACAAGATGGCAGAAACAACAATCAAGGCTGCACAGAAAATGGTAGATCCACCATTATTAGTTCCCGATGACTCTTTTGTCTTACCCGTAAGAACACAACCAGGTGGATTAAACTTCTATAGATCGGGTTCAAGAGATACAATCACACCATTAAACATTGGTGCAAATACACCATTAGGTTTAAACATTGAAGAACAAAGAAGAACAGCTATTAAACAAGCATACTATGTCGATCAGTTATTGATGTCACAAAACATTCAGATGACTGCAACAGAAGTAATGCAACGTAACGAAGAAAAGATGAGATTGTTAGCTCCCGTCTTAGGTAGATTACAATCAGAAATGTTACAGCCTTTGATTAATAGAACTTTTAATATTCTACTAAGGAAAGGAATATTACCTCCAGCTCCAGAAGAACTACAAGGTCAAACTATAGATATCGAATATGTATCACCATTAGCAAGATCTCAGAAACAAGGAGATGTCCAGGCAATACTTCGCACCTTAGAGATTATCACTCCGATGTCACAGATGAGTCCAGTCATGGATTTCATTGATAGTGATAGAATGGTTAATCACTTAGCAAGTGTGTTAGGTGTACCATCGAAAGTGATACGATCAGTGGATGAAGTCCAGGCTATCCGACAGCAAAGAGAAGCTGCACAAAGACAAGCAGCACAAGCTCAACAGGATATGCAGATGGCTGAAGCTGGTGGAAAAGTAGCACCTTTGGTGAAGGAACTACAGCGTGGATAAAAAAACACTAGAAGATCTTTTTCAAAACTACAGAACAACTTTTGGTACTGTCCAAGGACAGAAAGTTTTAGAAGATCTAGAAAATAGACTACACCAAAATACAACTACATTTTCCAAAGACTCATTAGAGATGGCATATCTTGAAGGACAAAGATCTGTCTTGCTAATGATTAAAAATATAATTAAGGAGAAAACTAAAAAATGAGTGAAGAACAGACAACTGCTGTTGAACAGCAATCTGAAGTAACACAAGAAACACAAGCGGCAGATCCTGGCGTAACTTTCTTAGATCAGTTACCAGAGGATTTACGAGGAGAGCCATCATTAAAAAATTTTACTAATGTTGGTGATTTAGCAAAGAGTTTAGTCCATGCACAAAAAATGATTGGCATGGATAAAATTCCAGTACCTGGAAAGCATTCTACTGAAGATGATTGGAATGTTATTTATTCTAAACTAGGTAGACCAGAGAAAGCAGATGATTATCAGTTTGAAACAAACTTAGATGCAAGTGATCCTGGATTACAACAGTTTAAAGAAGTAGCACATTCGATTGGATTAAATGCAGACCAGGCAAATAAGATATTAAACTTTTATGGTGAATTATCTGAAAGCGGACAGCAAACATTAGCTGCACAACAACAGCAAGTAAGAGAACAATCAGAGTCTGATTTAAGAAAAGATTGGGGTTTAGCTTTTGATAAAAAGATACAACAAGCAGATAGTGTCTTTCAAAAATTTTTCCCTAATGAAATGAAAGAAGTTAGATTAGAGAATGGTAATCTCTTAGGTAATGATCCTCAGTTTATTAAAGCATTAGCTGGACTAGCAGAGAACTTTTCTGAAGATAACATGACTGCAGAAAATGATTTGACAATGACTCCAGATGATGCTCAAAGAGAGATAGAAAAATTAACAGCACCAGGTACTCCGTACTGGGATAAGAAACATCCTGGACATAGAGCAGCTGTGCAAGAAGTTTTCATGCTCCAGAATATGAAGCATGGGATAGCTCCAGAACAATCCGAATAGGACTCTGGTGACATTAGGAAAGACTGACATCTATCAGATGTAAAATGAAGATAAAACTCGAAAGAGATAATTTATCGAAGAAAGTAAAAACAACAACAAATAAGAAAGGAACAGACAAAAATGTCTACACAAATAACTACAGCATTTGTAGAACAGTATAGTAACAACGTAACTATGCTTTCACAGCAAATGGGTTCTTTACTTAGAAACGCTGTTGATGTTGAAACAATCAAGGGTAAGAATGCTTTCTTCGAACAGATTGGTGCAGTAACAGCTCAAGTAAGATCCACAAGACACGCTAACACACCACAAATTGATACGCCACACTCTCGCAGACGAGTTTCACTCGCTGACTACGAGTGGGCTGATCTGATTGACGACTTAGATAAAGTAAGAATGTTAATTGATCCAACTTCTTCCTACGCTAAAGCAGCAGCTGCAGCGATGGGTAGAGCGATGGATGATGTTATCATTACTGCTCTAGGTGGTTCAGCAGACACTGGTGTTGCTGGTGGTACTTCAGTAGCTTTACCAGCTGGACAGAAGCCTTATTCTGCTTCTCAGACAGATGGTTTAACTATTACTAAGCTATTGGAAGCTAAATATATCTTAGACAATGCGGATGTAGATCCATCATTAAAGAGATATTTCTTATGCTCACCAAAGCAGATCCAAGACTTATTAGCAACAACTGAAGTTAAGTCATCTGACTTCAACACAGTTAAAGCTCTTGCTCAAGGTTCAGTAAACTCATTCTTAGGATTTGAGTTCATTCCTTCAACAAGATTAAGTTTTGATGCTACAAACACAGACGATAGACTTTGCTACGCATTTACCGAAGATGCAATTAAACTTGCTATTGGTAAAGACGTAACAGCTCGTATTGATGAAAGAGCTGACAAGTCATACGCTACTCAGGTCTACTATTCTATGGCAATCGGTGCAACAAGAATGGAAGAAGAAAAAGTAGTAGAAATCGCTTGTGACGAGTAATCTACTTAACCAGGGGGAGCTTTGCTCCCCTTGCTAGAAAGGATTAACGATGCCAGGTAAAGGTTTATATTATAACATTAACAAAAGAAAAAAGGCTGGAACATCCAGACCTAAATCAAAATCAACTATTTCTGACGAAGCCTACGCAAATATGAAAGCTGGATTTCCTAAGAAAAAGAAAAAAACTATGATAGGATAAATCATGCCATATTCAAAATACTCACCTAAACAAAAGAAACTTGCTGCAGTAGCGGGTGATCCAAAGAAGATTGAAGCTGCTGATCTAAAAAAAATTAGAAAAACAAAAAAGAAAACAATGATCGGATAAGATGCCTTTAAAGAAATATCAAAACAAAAGTGGTGGATTAAACCAAGCTGGTAGAGATTACTATAAAAGAACAGAAGGTAGTAATTTAAAACGACCAGTGAAGTCGGGAACAAATCCACGCAGAGTATCTTTTGCTGCTCGTTTCGCTGGAATGCAAGGGGGAATGAAAAAACCTAATGGAGAACCAACAAGACTAGCATTAGCATTAAGAGCCTGGGGTTTTGGTAGTAAAGAAGCTGCAAGAAACTTTGCTAATAGGCATAAAAAATCAAATAGAAAGACAATGATAGGATGACATCAACAGTAGAAATTTGTAACTCCGCATTAAATATCTTAGGTGCAAACAATATTACTGCATTAACGGAAGATAGTAAGAATGCTAGATTATGTAATCAACGATATGAGCCATTAAGAGATGCGGTCTTTAGAGAGCATACCTGGAATTGTTTAATCAAAAGAGTTCAACTAGCTCAAGATACAGCTAGTCCAACACACGAATATACATATCAATATCAACTGCCTAGTGATTGTATTAGGGTTTTGTCGCTAGGCGGATATCATGATGGATCATCATCCAATGTTGATGGTGGTCAAAAATTTAAAGTAGAAGGTAGAAAGATATTAACTGATGAAGATACAGTTTATTTAATCTATTCAGCCAGGGTAGCTGATCCAACACAATACGATAGCTTATTAATTGAAGCGATTGTGGCAAGGTTAGCAGCTGAATTATGTTATGCGATTACGAGTTCTACCAGTCTAGCTGTTGCATTAAAACAAGATTATGCAGAAAAATTAAGATTAGCTAGACACGCAGACGCAACAGAAGGTACACCAGATTATATAGACAGTTCGACATTTATTAATTCGAGGTTTTAATGCCAAGACAAACTGTTGCTTATACCAACTTTACAGCTGGTCAATTATCCCCCAGGTTAGATGGAAGAACCGATTTAACAAAATATTATAATGGTGCAAAAACCATTAGTAATTTTACTATCCAACCACATGGTGGTGCAAGTCGTAGACCAGGTACATCTTTTGTTCATGAAGTCAAAAACAGTTCATCTGCTGTAAGATTAATTCCTTTTGAATTTTCAACAGTTCAAACTTATGTCTTAGAGTTTGGAGATCAGTATATTCGTTTCTTCAAAGACAAAGGTATTATTACAGAAACAGCTAAGACAATAACGAACATCAGCCAAGCTAATCCAGCAGTAGTAACTTCTACCGCACATGGATATACCAATGGGGATCATGTCATTATTAGTTCAGTTACAGGAATGGTGGAAGTCAATGGAAAGACTTTTAAAGTCGCTAACGCAACCGCCAATACATTTGAGTTACAGGATGTTGATGGGAACAATATCGACTCTAGCAGCTATACTGCCTATGCTTCTGGTGGTAGTGCTTTTAGAATTTATGAAATAACATCCCCTTATGCAGCAGCTGATGTTGCACAACTCAAATTCGCACAATCCGCAGATATCATGTATATCTGTCATCCCGATTATGCAGTTAGAAAATTATCAAGAACAGGACATACATCCTGGACACTAAACGAAGTAGAATTTAATATTCCTCCATTCCAGGCACATAACGATACAACCACAACTTTAACATCATCTCATACAGGAGCTGGAGCTACAGCGACTATTACCGCATCATCAACAACAGGGATTAATGGTGGTGATGGATTTAAATCAACTGATGTAGGTAGAGCTATCCACATGAAAGATGGTCATCTCATTATCACTTCTTTTACATCAACTACTCAAGTAGTCGGAACAATTAAAGTAGATTTAGGATCAGCAACAGCCACTACAGATTTTGCATTAGGATCATTCTCAGATACGACTGGTCATCCATCTAGTGTTACTTTCTTTGAACAACGATTAGTGTTTGCGGGTACAAACGAAGAACCACAAACATTATTCTTTTCTAAAGTAAACGAATATGAAAACTTTGATGATGGATATCATACCAGTGTAACTGATACTTCAGCGATGATTTATACGATTGCTTCTAACAAAGTAAATAGTATTAGATTTTTATCTGCACAAAGATCATTGATTGCGGGAACAGTCGGTGGTGAGTTTGTGGTATCTGCTTCGGGTACAACACAACCAATTACACCAACTAATATACAAATTAAAAGACAAGCTGGATATGGTACCTCTGATGTAGATGCTTTAATTGCTGGTAATAAAATTTTATTTGTACAACGAGCTGGTAAAAAAGTTCGTGAACTAACTTATGACTATGACACTGATGGATACATAGCTCCAGACCTAACTATATTATCAGAACATATAGGTGGATCTGGTGTAGCAACTGGATTTACACAATGGACTTATCAACAAGAACCAGACAGCATTGTGTGGGTTGTAAGATCCGATGGCGTTCTTTGTGCTATGACGTATCAAAGATCAGAACAAGTGGTTGCCTGGCACCGACATATTTTGGGTGGTGCTTTTAATAGTGGTACTGCTGTCGTAGAAAGTGTGGCTGCTATATCTAACTCTACTGCTGCATCACAAGGTGAAGATACTTTGTATATGATTGTAAAAAGAACAGTCAATGGTGCTACACGCAGATATGTGGAATTTTTAAAACCATTTGATTATTCTTCTGTAATTGAGGATGCCTGGTTCTTAGATAGTGCCTTGCAATATTCTGGATCAGCAGTGACTTCTGTTTCTGGTCTAGATCATTTAGAAGGTCAAACAGTTTCTATCCTGGCTAACGGAGCTACTCATGCAAACAAAACTGTGA